TGCGATGTACGCTGGCAAGAAGATTCTCGGTAAGAAGCCCGTGATGCCCGGCGTCACTGGCCCGCCGCCCGAGCCTGATATCACGGACATCACCATTCAGGACATGGCTCGCCAGCAGGCGCTGAAGGCCGGGATGGGTTCGCGAAGGACGAGCTTCCTTACCGGGCCGCTCGGAGATCAGACGTCCATTCCGAAGCTTGGAAAGTCGGTGATCACAGGTGGCTGACGAACTCAAGCAGCGGTTCCTTAATCGCCTAAACAGCCTGTCCACCGAACAGAGTTCTTGGCGACTGCATTGGCAAGAGCTCGCTGAGCAGCTCCAGCCGCGTCGTGCTCGGTTCTTCGACAAGGACGCGAATAAGGGCGATAAGCGTAACGATAAGATTATCAACAACACGCCCCTGATTTCCTTAAGAGTGGCGGCGGCGGGCATGATGGCTGGGCTCACCAGCCCGGCGCGTCAGTGGTTCCGGCTTGTTACTGGCGACCCAGATCTGATGGACTACGCGCCGGTGAAAAACTACATCTGGCGCCGCGAACGGCTGATGATGTCCGTCATCGGTAAGAGCAACTTCTACAACACTCTGGCCGGCGCGGTCTATCCGGACCTCTTAACGTTCGGGACGCACGCGGCCTTCATTGAACAGGACCCTGAGAAAATTCTCAGGCTGTACCCGCAGGCGATTGGAGAGCATTACCTCGCTGCGAACGCGCAGGGCCGCGTGGATACACTGTTCCGCGACATCCCTATGACTGTGAGGCAGTGTGTTCGGAAGTTCGGCATTCAGAACGTCACGGCTACAGTTAAGAACATGGCGGAAAAGGGGAACTACGACCAGTTAATCGGAGTCGTCCACGCCGTCTGTCCGAATGAAGATTATCAGCAGGACGTTCTTCACTCTTACTATGGAAAGAAGTACGGGTCGTACTGGTTTGAGAAGGGTAGCGACGAACCGGGCAAGTTCCTTCGCAAGGCGGGATATGATCGCTTCCCTGTGTTAGCTCCGCGGTGGGCGCTGACCAACTCAGTCAGCGACGTCTACGGGTTCAGTCCTGGAATGGACGCCCTCGGCGACTGCAAGGAGCTCCAGCATCTCGAGCGTCGCAAGGCGATGCTAGTTGATAAGATCACCAATCCGACCCTCGGCGTGCCGGAGGAAATGAAGAACCAGCGCATCAGCTTAGTTCCTGGCGCTACAGTCTACATTCCGCGCATTTCGAATGGAGCTAAGGTCGAGCCTATCCAGGTCATCCCGCCCGGAGCCCTTCCAGCTCTTAATGAGCTGATCGGCGCTGTCGAGAATCGCATTGCTAAGGGGTTCTACGCCGACCTCTGGATGCAGATGCTGAATGACACTCGGCAGCAACCGGCTACCGCGCGCGAGATTGCTGAGCGCCATGAGGAGAAGATGTTACAGCTCGGGCCCGTCGTGGAACGGGCTGAGGAGGAGCTGCTTAATCCGTGTCTGGACTGGATCTACGAGGAGATCGACAGGCGCGGGCTGCAGGAAGATCCACCGCCTGAACTCCAGGGAACATCGCTCGGCGTTGAGTATATCAGCGTGATGGCTCAGGCGCAGCGGCTCGTGTCTGTATCTGCGACAGAGCGGTTTGTCAGTTTCGCACTTGGCCTCGCGCAAGCGAAGCCGGCCGCCTTAGACATGCTGAATGAGGATGTGATGGTCGCGCGCATGGCGGCGACACTTGGCGCCGATCCTGAGTTTGTCAAGGACCAGAAGCAGGTTGACGAAGAGCGCGCAGCTCGGGCGGCTAAGGAGCAGGCAGCTCAGCAAGGCGAGGCTATCACCAAGGGACTTACGGCTGCGAAGGACGCATCTCAGACCGACACGGGCAAGATCCAAGACCTCGCGCAAATGGTCGCGGGTCCAGTCGGTGCATCAGCGGCTGGATTCGGACCTCCGAGCACTTTACCGATGCAGTAATCTATGAGCACGATAGATCCAGCAGCTCAGGAGGAAATGCAGAAGTACGAGAAGCTCCAGGAGGAGCAGTATCGGTCTGATCTTAAAACCGTCATGGAAACGCCCCAAGGAAGGCGCGTGCTGTATCGCGTGGTCTTCCAACTTGCGGCCGTCGAGTCGTTAAGCTATACTGGCTCAAGTGAACAGACTTTTTTCAGAGAGGGTCGCCGCGACGTTGGGATCTCACTGATGCGAGAACTTCAGGACGAGCTTCCTGAACAGTATTTGACGATGTTAAGTGAAGCAGTTCTCGAGGCAGCGAAGCAAACTCAACGGATAAAGCGCATAAAGGAAGACGCAAATGCCAGAGCAGACGGCCCAGGAAACGACGACTGAAACCCCGCCCGCAGGCGGGACAGGAGAGCAGCCGAGTGGTGATAAGCCAGTCGGAGATAAGCCGGCTGGAGATAAGGCACAAGAGCAGAAGACTGGTGATAAGCCGACTGGGGATCAGTCGCTTATCACTGGCGATCAGACGACTGTGGTGAAGCCAGAAGATATCAAGTTCAAGCTTCCCGACGGCGTCAAGGTGGATGAGAAGTTTCTGGGTGACTTCAGGAACGTTGCTGCGGAACTTGGGCTAAAGGGCGATTCTGCCCAGAAGCTCGTGGATCTTCATCTCGGGTTCGTAGAGCGTGTTTCGAAGGAGTTCGAGACAACGATCGAGAACCAAGGCAAGGAGTGGTACTCCGAGTTAGAGAAGGATTCAGAATTCGGCGGTTCCAAGTTTCAGGAAAACGCCCTTTCAGTTCACAAGGCCGTTCAGAAGTTTGGGGGCACAGAGTTCCGAAAGGCTATCGATGAGATGGGCTTAGGAAACTGGCCTCCGCTGGCTAAGTTCCTCGCACGCGTCGGTGCTGGTATCAAGGACGACACCGCTGCGCTCGATGAGAAGCCTCCCCAGACCACCCCGGCAAATGATGAGGATGCGTTTGCGCGAGCGTTGTACGGTGAGAGAACTCCACAGCTGTTTGAACGAAAGGGTTAATAGATGGCAACTGTCAACCAGGGACTTCCTACTCTGCTTGATCAGGTCAAGCGGACGGATCCCAACGGCGCTATCGCCAAGGTGGTCGAGGCGCTGACGAAGAAGAACCCCATTCTCGAGGATGCTGTGTTCCACATGGGTAATCTCGAGACTGGGCACCGGGTCACCACGCGCATGGGTCTGCCGAGCATCGCGTGGCGGCGTCTGAATGAGGGTGTGTCGCCTAGCAAGAGCGTCACCGATCAGTACGACGAGACGTGCGGAATGCTCAGCGGTATGAGCGTTGTGGACGTCGAGGTCGCCAAGCTGAACGGTAATGAGGCGGCATTCCGGGCGTCGGAGGACATGGCGTTCCTCCAGTCGTTCAACAACGAGGTGTCCACCGGTCTGTTCTATCATTCGACCAAGACCGCTCCTGAGAAGTTTACGGGGCTCACTCCTCGACTGGACACTCTGTCCGGTACTTGGAGCCAGCAGGTCATCACGGGTGGTGGGTCTTCGAACAACACCTCCATCTGGCTCGTTGCTTGGGGCGACAAGACGGTGTACGGGATCTTCCCCAAGGGTTCGACGGCTGGACTTCAGCCGAAGGACATGGGCGAGCAGATCTGGGATGACGGGTCAGGCAAGAAGTTCATCGCCTACGTCACTCAGTGGATGTGGAAGGTCGGGCTTGTTGTGGAGGATGCACGGTACATCGTGCGCATTCCCAACATCGCGACCGGCTCGCTGACTAGCGATGCCTCTGCCGGCGCGAAGCTCATCGAGCTCATGGTGAAGGCGTACCATCAGCTCTACGACACCAACACCGGGCGACTCGCGTGGTACTGCAATCGTACCATCGGCACCTTCCTCCATCTGCAAGCGATGAACGCGGTCAAGAATTCGACCCTGTCCATCGAGATGGTCGGTGGGAAGCCGATCACGTACTTCCTTGGTATTCCGATTCGCGAGACGGACGCCATCACTTCCTCTGAGACTACCGTCGCCTAAAGGAGATACCATGTACCTCGATAAGCAGAACAGCTTCGCATTCAACACGTCGATGATTCTGGGCGCGCAGGCTGCGACCCTGTTCGGCGACGTGATTGACCTCTGGGGTGGGAATGCTTCTCTCCCCAGCCCGGTCCCACCCGTCGGTGGACCGATGGGCAACGTTCACGACATCTTTGCCGGGAACCAGCCCACCGTCTTCGCTCAGATCACCACTGCGGTTGCTCAAGCGGCGAATACCTTCCAGTTCGACCTCATCACTGCTGATGCGGCTGATCTGACGGGTAACCCGTTAACTCTGTGGTCTTCGGGCGCGCTGACGGCGGCGACCGCCGTGGCGGGATACAAGCTCCGAATTCCTCCGGAGTTTGCGACTCCGCTCGGTCGTCAGCACTACCTCGGCTGGAAGCTGACCATCACCACCACCGCCATCACCGCCGGCGCTTTCACCTCTGGATTCGCCGTCGACGTCCAGAGCTCGCCGGGTTCGTTCGCCTAACCCTGAAAGGAGGCCCAGATGCCGAAGTACCACGTTGTCAGGCAGCCGCACTATCGCCACGGAGTAC